GCTGGCTGAAGAGACTGCCCATAGCTGTCCAGGTCAAAGAACGAATCGTCTTCTGTTCCATCGAGCGACGACATGTTACATCTGCCATATATATCACATGTTGTGACTTCTGGTACTGGCAAGAGAGACACGAGCCACTGTTTGACCTCGTTACCAACGAGCAACTTGCCATTGTTTGTGAGCAAGGTTGGAACTCTCGTAATCTTTCCTGCAAACTGGCTCGGTATCCCATATTGATTAACATCGTGGAATTTAACAATCTGTCTAAGCTGGGGTGTATCGTTTATGAACTGTGCAATCTCACACGAGTGTTTGCACTTGGTGCTGTGTATCAGAAGAGCCATTTATTAAAATAGTACTAGTCTTTTGTTAAAATAAAATTAACGCATATAGTAATGGAGATTATACTTTTGTTACTGATCATACTGTTGGTGTTTTTCTTGACTCAACCTGAGCGTCTCGTGAATGGGGACGACAGTGATTTCATCGAGACTGCAGCTCTCGTGACACCAGACCTAAATCAGGAGATGATATTCGCAACCCGGGACTATCTCCAAAAGTACAACAAGCTGTGTGGGTACTGCATCGAGACCAGGAGTATCAAGAAATTTGTAAACAAGAATGATAATAGTACTGTCAAGTACAAGTGCGTTTACATGTTTATAATAACCGGAGGAGGGTACCCATACGGTCTGTCGGTCAATGTGGAGCTGGCTGCTGACCCGAAACCCAGGGTTCTGCTTCTGTCACTCCAACCCCTGACTACGAAATCAGACATCAAGATTGTTCCATACACGGATGAGGTTGCAAAACAATTCCTGAGTTATGATGAAATTATTGCGTCTGTAAAACCTAAAAACCTTCCTATAATTAGTTAATGATAAATGCTCGTGACATTGCCAAGATTGAAAACAAGAGGAGAGAGTTGAAGAAGGAAATTTACAAAAGGATTTATGAGCAGTTTTCCAGAAAAATCCGTCAGACGGTTGAACTTGGTCAGAAGCAAGTCTTTCTCAGCGTCCCCTCTTATTTGCTCGGGTTTCCCACATTCGACCGGACAAAGGCGGCTGAATACCTCAAGCGGCAACTCGAACGCGCCGAGTTTGTGGTGGTCAAGACTGGGGAATACGAACTCCATGTCACATGGAACACCAAGTCGCAGTCGCAGAGCCAGAACCAGAGGGAACCAGAACAGCCCGCTTTTGACGAGTTCCCAACCCTTATGAATCTCAAAAAGGCTGCAAACAAGTACAGGCGTGCATAATCACGTCATATTTTTTCGTGCATGAACATAAATGGAATTGAACGTCTTGGTTGAAGCGAAGAAAGAGTATCTGAGTCAGCTGTGCTCTCTCATATGCCCAGTCATGATACTGGCTTTTCAGGATGTCTACCAAGAGGCTCAAAAACTGACAAAGGGGAAGAGGGTTCTTTTGCAATTTCAAAAACTTTTAAAAGAGGTTCCAAATTGGAATGATCACATGGTGAAGCAGAATGCGGATAATGTCTGCAACTCGTGTAGCTGGTTCAGTGACCTACTGGCGGCGGTGTTTGTGAGTTTCGTCAAGATTCTATCCTCTGTGAGACTCAAGACGGATACCAAAAAGATTTCCATAAAGTTGCCAACAAATGAGCTCTTTGTTCACACATGTTATATCAATGCAGCAAAAGATTTATACAAGGACCCTTTCATATATGACGAAGAGATGAATGAGTATGTGAGGGACTCGAAGCTGACTGAACGCTTCACCCTTTGCATAGAGAATACGATAAAAGATCTCTTGCCCATACAACAGATTCTGGAAACCTATATGAAGCAGTCAGGTGGTGAAAGTGTTGACCTCAATACAGAGGAACATGTGGACGACACTGACGACCCGGAGATAGACGAGGGTCAGCAGCTACCAGAACTCGAGACGATGCCAGAATCCGACCCAGCGGCAACCACAGAGTCAGAGCAGGCGCAGCCACCACAGGAAGCTCCCCCGCAAGAGTCTGATTTGTCGCAAGCACAACCTGACGAGATAAAACAAATTCCAGTCACCGGACATGTCCCGGGTGGCAGTGATGACATGCTGTTCCCCGATGCTCCTCCCGAGAAACAAAAACCTATGTAAGTAATAATGGATATCGGAGATTATATACGCGAACCCTTTGGTGCCGCTGTTTTCGCAGCTATTGTCACAGCAGGATATGTACATGTAAAGGCCAAGATGAATGGCGAAGGCAAATTACAGACGAGTCAATATGTTAAACCAGCCTTTCTTGTCGCATTGCTAGTCTATTTCATAGTTTCGAGTGGGTCTGCTCAGCGCGAGAAGATTTCTTCTGAGCCTTTTTAACTTAAAGATTCTGTGATTTATATGTATAAATGACCTCAGTAAGTGCCTTCAACGAGATGATGGATCAGTTTATGATTGAGCTTAAGCAAACTTTTCCAGAGGAAAAGGTCATTGGTAAATACTATACCGGTTTTGATTTGTTACGCAAGTCAAACCCCAGGATGTGTGTCACGAGTTTCATGGATGAAGTCTCACAGTATGCTTCGTACATCATGAACAAGGATGAGAGTCTTTTCCTCGATGACAAGTTTACCATTCCCGCCGTTTTAGAAGAGATGCACATCAGGAGTCACTGGACCCCAGAGCTCTCACAAGCAACCAAGGATGCCATCTGGCAGTACCTTCAGACTTTGTATATGCTTGGTACAACCATTGTAAATATCCCAAGTGATACACTCAACATGATTGAGAATGTCGCAAAACAGTGTGCCGAGACTATGCAGGGTAACGGTGGTATAGATGAAAAGGCTCTCATGTCTAGCATGAGTGGACTTTTTGGAGGTCTCTTGAAAAATAAATAAATCATATAATAGAAATGGATAAAAATGTATGGTTTAACGACCCAACTCAGCTTTTCAAATCTGATAGGATACTGGCATTTTGGCCGACTTCGCAACAGGACCCAGTGACTCGAATAAACGCGGCGACAAGATTTATAATTTACGCCGCTTGCTTAATATATCTCATAAAGAGAGATGTTCGAGTTTTTGCCCTCGCCGGAATGGTTTTGTTTGTTATATTCATTCTTCATAAGAATGACATGATTAAACAACCTTTCGGGAGGCCGATGGATTCTCTTGACCAGTCTTATAACCCGGCATGTCAGCGCCCCACTTTTGATAACCCCATGGGAAATGTATTGTTGTCTGATTACATTGATCAGCCAAATCGCCCACCAGCTTGTGATTACTCCACCGTCCGCAAGTCTGTCAAGTACCACCTCGATGACACCATCCCCTATGACGGCGGGAGGTCTCGCACAGCCATGCCAGAGTTTCAGAGAAACGCCGCAGCTCGCCAGTTTGTGACCACCTCTGTGTCAACCATACCCGGTGACCAGACTGGCTTTGCAGAATGGCTCTACGGAAAGAAGTTTGCTCCCACGTGCCGCGACGACCCATCCGTCTGTAACCCGAACATACGAGGTGTCCAATTGGAGGCTTTCGGTGGTTTAGAACCGTACGGAGGTCCTCGAAGATAATATATTTTATTAATATAAATGGCATTTCAGCTTCAGCCCGGACTTACACAAATTGACCCAAGAACCATTCCGACACCCTGTGCAAAGGATTTTGTTTTCGAGTACCCAGTCCCGAGCAGTTTGAACTTTTATGGGAGGCCGAACACCATGGTTTACGGAACTGCCCCCTATATGGCTGGAAACGGAGCCCCAGGTGAGTTCATCATGACTTCCGACGAACTGAGGCCCCAGTCGACAACTCAATTTAAAAAGATTTATGTCGACACTCTTGCTAAAAACACATTTCCTTGGCAGAATGTCGAGTGTCTGGGACCCCAAAGGACCATGACGCAAGACCCCTCGAGCACCCGTGCAGGCATGCAAAACGCAATGTTTTTTCAAAGATACACAAAATAAAATATTTAAGATTTATAAGCATGGCTGATCCGCTATCAATAGCCGCAATTATAGGTCTTGTGTTTGCAGGGAAAAAGTTGAGTGAAAATAAAGAAATACATTCACCAGAACCAGTAAAAGTTGTAAAGACGGATTTTGAAAACAGGTCGATAATGACACACGCAATGGCTGGTAGTTACAGCTCTGACCCGGGTCTTAGTTCATACGGTTTGACCCGCAAAGAAAAGTACGCTCAGCCAAATTTCACAGACATAAAACCAGATTCTGGTCGAAATGTGTTC